AAGACCTAATATAGACAAGAGCGTAGGCAAGAGCAGAGAAGATAAAACCGTACTGGTCAGTAGTTAGCGCGTAACCAATCCACAAGACTTCGTTAAAAAGAAGCACTAGCCAGCCCCAAATAGTTTTACGTCCAACAAAGTAAATCCCGCCAACGCCTATAACAGCAAGGACCCAGGACCCATACTCCATAATCATGAGTACCCTCTCATTCTAGTTTGTATAAGAATCTTAAGGTCATCAAGGGTGCCGTTGTTAAGAAATATCTGGTTAACCTTTTCACCATCCATAGCAGTCTCTGACGCGTGAGCGTTTACTGGGATGACTCCACTGCGCTTTATGCGCCAAATCTGTGAGTTGTCGTAGTCTCTAATAGCCTTAGCTTCGTTTGGGTACCTAACATCCGTAATAACATAGTTAACTTCTCCAAACAACTGAAGTTCATTTAATGCTTGCTTTACCCAAAACATATCACCAAAAGTTTTACGAGCGCCTACACCTAAACTTTGTAACATAGTGCGAATTTCTGGGAAAGCAGTCTTGGCAACATCCCAACCATAACTGTCAACGACGGGCTGAACCCTATACCCGCCATCTTTAACTATAGGGTTCATCTCATAAAGAAGTTTGCGAATAGGGTCTGCAAAAGCGATACGTGTATAGCCATAGTGTTTAACAAGGATGTCAGCAACAGAGTCTTTGCCAGACTGAGCATAACCTGTAAGTCCAATAATCATCGAAGCGCCTTCTTTCCATGAACCATGTGACGAGCCTTCTCTAAGCCGTACTGTATCTCGGCTTTGCTCATTCCGCCAACATCTTTCATTTCAGTCTGCTCATAATTAAAGAACCAAGCTTCCTTGCCGTACTCTTGACAAAGAATTAACAGGTTTACGGACGACTCACGCCCAGACGTGTCATTGTCCATAGCAAAAATAACCCTATCGGCTCCTCTAATAACATTAAACTGTTGCATAGATACTATTGAACCGTAAGTACTAACCCCACCTTTAATCCCTACAGATGCTAAACGAACAACATCTAACGGCGACTCAACAACAATCATGTCTCCGCCTGTGTATTGTTTAAAACCAAATAAGGAATTACTTTTCTGTACGCCAGTAGGTTGGTTTCTAAAAAACCTAGACTTGTGACCCTTCTCCTGCCATCCCAAAAGCTTGTGGGTATATGGGTCGCGTATAACAGTAATCCAATTGCTGTGTCGGTTGTCCCACAGAACTTCGTAGTCTGCTGCCGCAGACGCTGCTAAACCTCTAGCCTTTAATGCTTCCTCTGGTGGCGTACCAAACGCAGATAACATTGACTCAGTTATATAAGTCAGCTCTTCAAATACTTTTTTAGGCTTTACTGCTTTTTGTAATGCAGCACTAAGATTTGTTGTTCCATCTTCAAGCCACTCTTTAGATTTGTCGAAGTCCCATTTTTGAATATAAGAGACCAGGGACAACAACCCACCTTTGAAGTGGCATGAAAAACAGATATGAGCACCTGTGTCTGAGTTAATCCACCACGACGGGTTACGGTCTTCGTGACCTGTACGCTCAACGTGTGCTGGGCAATAGCCTTGGATTTCGGAACCTCTAGTAGAGACAACTTCAATACCTAACCTTTCGAGTGTGTCTTCCATTTCCTCTATGGTCATAGGTCACTTCCATCAATCTCACGGAACTGGCCATTATTCCAATCCCACATAAGTGATACTTCTGCGCGACCAGAGTTACGACTGTCAAGAATCTTTAATAGACGTGTGTCGTCTACCGCTTCATCTTCACGCTGTAAACCAAACAAAACGTCTGCGTCTTGATGGAAAGATGATGAGTAACCAATAGAGTCAGCAGTTACTTGACCCTTGCTCATCTTCCATTTCAATGCCTGAGTTGATACAACAATAGGCACTTTAAACTTTTGAGCCATGCGCTTTAAAGAACGGGTGATGTTAGTGATAGCAAGGGGCTCGTTTGACTTACCAGTCTGCTCATCAATCATTAAGTAAGTACCATCAATAAAAACAATGTCTGGATGCAGTACCTGAATCTTGCTGGCGATACCAGTTACGGTCATGCCTGATGCGGCATCAACTAACCAAAACTTCTCACGCATCTTTGTAATGTTCTCAAGCTTTTGCTTATACCGTGCTTCTTCTTCTGGTGTTAGCAAGCCATTGATTAATCGACTGTGGGAAATGCGAGCTCGCATAGAGTCATAACGGGTAATTTGTTCGCTGTTGCTCATCTCAAACGACTGGAACATAACTTTCTTGTCTTGCATGTGCACGTTCTGTGCAATCTGTAATGCAAGTGTTGACTTACCAGTCTTAGGTGGAGCCACAATAACAATTAACTGACCGTCTTGTAGACCACCAGTTGCTAGGTCCATAGTTGGGAACCCTGTTGGAACTCCAAGAAGCCCTGGGTTGTTCTTTCGGTACTCATACTCATCCCAACGAGATAGAGGCTCGTTAGTTACATCTAGGTCGCTGCTCTTACTTAGGCCGTCTTCTTCAAGACTAGAGATACCACTCTGTAATGTAAGCAACGCTGTCTCATGGTCTTGAGCATCAATAAATTTAATAGCCCCATCAATCATCCTGATGGTGGCTGCAACGCGGCGCTCTTTAACTACAACATCAATTAGATACTCTAAAGAATCATGTACATCTACTAACTTATAGTTAGGGAAGTTTTGTCTGATTACATCAAGGCTTGGAACTTCAGCATAAGTGGTGAAGTGTTCACGGGTTAGTTTCCATACCTGTTTATTATCTGGGTCAACAAACCAGGAGTCATGGACACCGCGTTCAAATAGAAGAGCTAGGTCGCGGTCAGCAAGTACTTTGCTTAATAATTTAGTTTCATTGTTCATAAGCCTTTAAAGTCTCGCCCCCAGTGCCCGTATCGTAGAAGTCTTGATTGTATATCAACAACACCTACAACTTCGGGTCTGAGAGGTAACTCAGATACCAAATGGTTGACCGTGTCGTATGCCGTGAAGTATCTAAACGGGTTAGTACCTGCCTTGTCAAGCTGGTCAACCAATGTAGATAAATCTTGTTCCGTTAAATCATATGAGACAAGCTCTAATGTAAAGCCTGTTTTGTTTGTATACAGATACAACCAGCTAAGGATGGCTCTGTCAATCTTTTTGTCTATCTTAACAGTTGGAATTATTTTAAACTTTTTGCCTTTTTTAATTTCAAGTGTTAAAAAAATGTCGGTGGTAACAAGTAGCCTTTTTGGTAACTCGTTACTTATATCCCCATGCTTCATGGGGTTAGAATACCTCTATCTTTCCAAACTTGATAACAAATTCTCGAAAGTCTGTATTAGATTGGCGAGCCTTGTCCGCATCGTCTTTGGATGCACGGCTAGAAATTTCTAAAGGATAGTTGCCGTTATTATTTTCAATGCGCGTCTTTACAAACTTAACATGCTTGCAAGTGGCACGACCTTTAAAGCCAGGGCATGTACAAAATAATTTCTCAGTTCCTTCTTGAACCGATACTTCGTAGATTCCTGGACCTGGGGTCTGAGTCTGGCTTAGGAAAACCTGCACCAGTCTGTACTCTTCATTCACAGCATTCCTCATTTACGTAGGTCTCCTCTTTGTGACACGACTGGTAGATAGGCAAACGCACCTCTTGCGAAACTCTCTGTTGCGTCTCCATAGAGGCCTGCCCAATCATTTAATTCTACGTTTGTTGTAATGATAGTTGGTAATCCGTTGTTATATCTAGTGCGCAAAAGATGGTGGAGCATGTTCTTTTGCCACCCAGAGAGACCCGCATGTTCCTTGCCAATATCGTCTAAAACTAATACACGAATATTGTAGGCATCCGCTAAAGACTCACCTAGAACACCATGATAGAGGGTGTCCTGGTCATCTGTCGGCTCATTCATCATAGAACCTTTGAGGTTTAAGAAATCATTAAAGGTCATAAAGTAACAAGGCCTAATCAATGACTCGCTAGCCTTTACGTCAAAAGCCTCAATTGGCAGGGTTAACATCATTTCTTGGATAGTCGACAAAGCTAAAGTAGTTTTTCCACGCCCTGGGTTGCCGTATAATAGAAGACCTTTTCCACATGATGGATTACCAGCGGCCCGTACTACTTTGCCATCAGCCACAGCCTGAACCCAAGCACGTATTTTTTTAATATCTTCTTGGTCTGATTGTTGGCAGTCATCTAAAGTCCAACCCTGAAGTAGGTAGGGAATACCAGCAGACTGTATCCAAGAACGACGTCTAACTTTTTGTTCTTCTAACTTATACATTAAAACCCTCCCATGATTTAGATGCGTCATCCTTAAGTGCTGCAACATCGACGTCAGTGTTATTACTTCTGCGGATGTCTGGAAGCATATCTGGCGCCCTCTTTATAAACATACGCCACACCCTATCTGGGTTGTCAAGTCTCTTGTCGTGCTTGATAGTTGATAAAAACTTATCAATTAAAGTTCTTTCTTCTTCGCCGTTGGTTCCGTGTTTTTCGCGGAGCAACTCGATAGCGCCATTTAATCCAGAGCGGTTGGTTGTCCACTCAGCGATGTGCCAGATTTGTTTCATCTGGTCCGCAAAGTATGTAGAGACCTGGCTAGGTGTCCAGTCCTTAGTCTCACGGCTAGCAAGTTCAATAACTTTATCCGAGTGACGACTTTGACGAGCCTCTGTTTTTTCGCGGCGCTTTCGCTCGCGGTCCTTTGCCTTTAGTTCCGCCAAATCATCAGGGTCAATTGGGTCCCCGCCTAACATCTGTTCTCCAATCTTTAGGTCCATAGTTTCAAAAGTTTCATTGTGGTCCGACTCCGTCGGACCCTCTTTTAATAAAGAATTTGTATATAGACTATTAGGATAATTAGCTATATTGCTATTCTGTGAAATGGAGTTGCCTTTTTTGGCATGCGGTCCGCGTTCCTTTTTGGCACTCCGTCCGTCTGCCTTTTCGGCATACCGTGATAGATACTCTAGTCCCTCTTCAGTGATTAGCAACTGACTCCAGTAGTGACCGCCCTGACCCCTACCCTTCTCTAGGGCCACGTAGCCCCTAGAACGGAGCTCAGTCAGCCCTGAGCGGATTACCTTCACACCCGTCTGGAAGGCCTCAGAAAGGCCCTCAGCGCCTCGTAGAGCCCCGAATGAGCGAATATGTAGGAGTATACCTAGGGCTTTAGGGCTTATCGGTTCCATCACCCTTAGCCTTCTCCAATTCTTCAATAAATACTTTAGCAAAGATACGGGCTATGGCTTCTATTCCTTGATGGAGATTCTCCATATCCTCGACCTCGTCTTCTTCTTCGTCGTCTTCCCAATCTTCTTCTTCTTCGTAATCTTCTTCCTCCTCCTGAACAATAGGAGCCTCTTTCTTTTCTATAACCTCTTCCTTTGGAAACTCTGGCTCTTTGATTGCCTTGATATCTGGAGCAGCAGAGATAGGTGAGAGTCCATCACTTAAATCAAAACAAGGAACATCGTTCTCTTTACAGACTGCCAAGATGTGCTGGGAGTCCTGGTCTTCATCATCCCACAAGATAAATGCTGAGGTCTTAGAGCTCTTTAATTTTGATGCAGCTTCCTCGAACGGCTTTATAGTTACGTTCATACTGGCCGCGGGGATGCCTTCGTGTGTTGCATCCTCTGGGGCAAAGATTAAAATATCTTTGTGTTTATCTTTTGCGTACTGGGCAGCAAAGACCTGACCCTGTGACGGCTTTAATTTATACGGGAGTACTAAGAATCCCTCATTACCATTTGCATAGTAATAATCTTCCATAAGGGCTTCAATGTTTGCCCGACTTGTTTCCCCGTTACCACCTACGATAACAAAGTACTTTTCCATAAGACCTCCTTGTTAGGAGACCCATACTACACAATTTCTTATTCTGGTCTAGTCGGGTTAACAATGGCTGGTTTGTATACAGCTACTCGTTCTACAATAGCTAACAGAGCTGAGCCAAGAAACGCACCAGATACGGCATATAGTACGACTCCCTTGGTAGTTGAAACTTCAACTAACCAGCATGCGATGCTTGAAAAACTAATTGAGGAAATAGCATTGGTAACCCTATTACTAATAAAAATACTTAGAATAGAAACTAGCGGCTCTATGACTGCAAGCAAAAATGCTGTAAAGCATCCGATGAGTATTAGGTCTAGCATAGGGCTATCCTACTACGTCTTTGGTTGAGCAAGATACACGGCATAGGAAGCACCTAGGCCAACGTACTCGTCAAGGGCTCCTGCGTTCATACGGCTTTCAATAGCCACGCGGTTCTTGTAGTAGTGGCTACGCCCAGCATTAGGAGCAGCGCCTTCCCAGAAGAGCTCAGCTGTAGAGCTAAAACCTACGCTGCCGTCAAAGTACTCTAATACAAAGAAGCTATTTTCAAATAGAGAAGCGTCTGTATAAAGGATGTCTGATGCCGCTAGTGGGGTCCAGGCTAGCTGCACGTGTGCGTAAGCTGCGTTATCTGGAGCTACAGCTGTGACTGAAGCTCGTACCCATCCAGTAGCGTTAACAGGGAATGCACTTCCCGACGCCGTACTAATAACTGTCTTGCTTGAGTTGTACCAAACAATAGATGGTGTTACAGGGTTAGAGGTCTGCCCAGCTTTTACGTACACGCTAAATGAGTACGCAGTCTCAGGGTAGTAGATTCCCATAAGGTCAGCAGATGTTGTAGTTGACTTAACCAATACTTGGGTAGTTCCTGAAGATGTAACTCTAAACGCGTTTCCAGATTTGTACACTTCTCCAACAGTAACCGCTGTAGGAACGACAGTTGAACCAGATGCATTAAAGGTTAACTCATTATCACCAGCTGAGAGTAACGTTTTTACTCCATCAAATGGGGCACCCATATTTGTAACAACTACAACATCGCCAGATTTGTAAGTATGAACTATATCTGTAATAAGTTTTGCTACTCCAGCTGTTAGCTGCTTACTTGTTACTTTGTAAAAATCAATGTTAGGTTCTGCGGAACCACTAACTACAGAAGAAGTTGCGTTGGTCACTGACCATGGGGTGGTAGGGGATTCAAACCTAGGGTTCTTAAGTTCATTAATTCTGTTTGCTTTAAAAGTTAAATGTACAGTTCTAGCATCATCATAAGAGGTTACCGTTGCTGATTTTTCAAACTGAGCGGCGTCAATAAAATGATACTCATTTAAAGAGCTAGCGCCAACGCTTGAGATAATAATTTGTGGTACAGCGTAGTAACACTCTTGAGCTTTCTGTACAGATAATAGAAGACCAGAACCTGTTCCACCAAGTAATGAGTTGTTGATAGTAAACACTGTAGTTGTATCAGCACCAGCTCCACCATTAGGGATAGATGCAGATAGTACTACACCGCCGCTAATAAATACGTTTGCTAAAGGAGTAATGGTTGGTTGTTTTCCAGATACATAAGTTAGGGGAACGTTGGTAAATGAGCCATTACCATACCCAGTTCCACCACTAGTAATAGCATTTAAAAATAGTTTTGTAGGGGCAACGTCTGTTACGTATGGGCGAGCGCCCAGTGACCCAACAGTATTATTTACAGAAGTACCAGTAGAAGTTTGGATTAAAACGCCAAAGCGGTCGTACCATTTAACAGCTGCCTGCATAGAACGAGAGTTTAAATTAGAACCGCTGTAGAAACTAAAGGTATAAGTTTGACCACTGTCAACAGGTACGCCATCAGTAACAGGGTTGTTATCTCCACAAGATACAGTTACTTCAGCAGTTTCATTTAAAGCATTTTTTATGGCTAACAAGCCTTTTCTTTTATTAGGAAACAAAGCTGGAGTTGTTGCTTCAACCCATGGCTCTGGTTGCGGAACAATGTAGGGCGCCTCATCAATTGTGTAATTGTAGGCATTACGTAAAGATATATCAGGTGAAGTTAAAGAGTAAGAAATAGAATTGTTGTCTACCGCTGTGATAGCTACAGACGTAACTGTTTTATTAAAGATAGGGTAAGGAACATTAAAAATAAAAATCTTCATTCCAACTTTATATCCGTGGGAACCCACGTATAAACGGCCAGTGTTACTTACTACCGAAACTTGAGTGATTTCTTTTCTAGCAACTTGGGATAAGGTACCGCTAGAGTTTGGAGACACCCAGTGTCCAACGCCTTCTTCAAAAGAAGCATCGTTGTAATCAAGCAAAATATTGTGGCTTATTTGAATGCCTTCAGTTGGCTTGTTTGCTACTGTAGCGTCTTTGTTCTCAATAACACCCCATCCAGTAAACCCACGAACATAGTTGCGAAGTCCGTCACGGCTTCCCTTTGATTTCTCTACAATAAGCGCATCTCTTAGTAGTACACGAGAGCGCTCAAACCCAATCTCAGGTTCATAGTTAATACCAAACTGAGTTAACAATGGTGCTAGAAGTACTCCAGGAGTTTTTTCTGGGTTGTACTTCTCTCTAGATATCTGAGCTAATGATTTAATATAGTCAAACTGAAACCCAAAAAGACCTAAGAAGTTTCGTAAATCTGCGTTATCTGTTCCAGAGTTTGCTGTGTATGGCTGGGTTAACTTCATAGCTTCTGGTATGTACTCATATAGCTTTGTTTGCATTTTGTAATTAAATACAGACAAGCCAGATACTCGTCCAGCAATTACCCACTGCAGCTGTGTTGTTTCTAATACAAATAGAGAGTAATAAAAGATTCTTGGCTCTGTAGCTGGAAGTGTGTCGTCAAAGAACTGAGGGTCTAAGCCACGTGTAGTATCAAAGACAGTCAAGCCATCCGTAATATTCACAGGGTAGCCGTACTTGTTTCTTACAATCTTGAGTTTTGCCCAGGCTCCAACAGGAGTAATCCATGACAAAGTAATCTTTCCATAGGAAGTAGAAAGAGCCTGAAAGTCTTCGGCTACAAATGAAAGCGGAGAATCGGGACCATAGTAGCTTAGAGGAAAATCTAAACTGCTATAGTAATCAAGACCGTAACGTGCCATTAGAGAGTAATACCTCCAGAAGCACTAACAGTTAGACTTGAAAGTGTTGGGAGCTCACTCTTAGCACACTCAATATCATTAACTTCATATACGGTAATAGAGCCAGTAGCCGCAGCAGTGCTTACGTTGTTAAAAAGGGCTTCATATGAAATAGTATTGGCACCCTTAGCTGTCACTCTTGCAACACCATTAAAGGTACTGTCTACACCAGTCACAGATATAAACTGACCAACAGTTACGTTGTGGTTTATTGAAGTTGTAAGTGTTGCAACTCCACTGCTAAGCACTTTATTAGTTACAGTAAATGTCTGGTCGCTAGCTGTTCTTACAAGCTTCTGTAAGTTAGCACGGCTAACGCCTTCAACTCCATCCATAGCTTTTAGTACATCAGAGTAACTAATGTAATCATTAAACACTACGTTATTAAAGTCGAATAGATTTTGAACTGCAGCCTTAACATTTTCCAACACCTTATCCTGTCGATAGGTAGGCAGAACAATAATGCCTCCAGCAACAGTTACTTGAACGTAAGTAGGTGGTTGAAGTGTTACCGTAGTTCCAGCTGGAATCTTATCAACTAGGTATTCGTCAATCTCAGTCTTCAAGTTGTTAAAGACTACGGATGTTGTAATACCATCGCTTTGTAGGCCGCTGTCTCCATAAGGAGCAAAGTAAACAGTTACGCTGCTATACACATCTGCAACAGATATAGCTTTAGCCACACCTGATACTTGAATTACAAGAGACGCGTAGTCACTTAGAGACACAGCTCTGTTCAAGGCTCTAATACTCTTAGGAGCATTAATACGGATAGAGTCTGTTGACTCTTCATCCGCACCGCCAGAAGCAGCGCCAGAGATTAAACCTGAGTTTTGGTTATTTACAGACAGTCCGTTTGAGGCATTGGTCTTAATAAACTTAATTGTGTTAGCAGGAATATTTCCAGATGTGCCACCACCTACGCGGTAGGTAGCTTCAAGGCTCACACCATTTAATGGAATTCTTCCGCTGATGCTGTCACCAAATTGAACAAAGGTTGTTCCATCAGAGTTTGTATAAGTAGAGAACACTGGGTCGTATCCGCTGTAATCAACTAGGTAAGGAACCTCTGTATAGATAACACCGTTGACGTCAATCAAGATGCTTCCTTTAATAACTGAAAGCTCTCCAAGTTCAAAGACTTGGTTAGCACTACCATCAGATGTTCCAATAGTCTCTGCTTCAATAGTTTCACCCTGTGTAGCGATTACAGTATTAGAGCCATTAGTAGCACCAGACTTAGCTGGTACTGTAATTGCACTATTTGTTTCAAATAGAATCTGTGAGGTAACGCCGTTGTTAGTTATGTTAGCCGCAACTTTTGTACGTTTTGGTACAGTAATAATGTTGGCAGAAGAGTTCTGGAAAGTAAGAAGTACTTCTGACGGAGTTGTTCTTGTTGGGGTATAACCAAGTAGGCGGGCAATCTGAAGGACAGACTCTCGCTGGCTAGCAGTCTCAATGAAGGATTCGTTTGCTGTGCGGTCAATGTAGTAATGCAAACCATCGCCAATATAAGCAAACAACTCCAATATGGTCATGCCAAAATCCGCTGGGTCGCGGTTGGTCCACTGAGGAGCGTAGTAGGGGATTAACTCAATTAGGTCTTCTCGAATAGACGAGTAGTCTCTAGACGTATAATCAACTTGGGGTATGTAGTTATCGTCAGCCATTATCTAGGCACCTCCAGTAGTGTCTCTCCTGCTCTGCTTAGGATAGCAGTCTTTATCGTTACACTCTCGCTTATCGTGTCTCCCGCATATGTGTAAAAGACATCGAAGTAGTGCTGCTCGCTACTATCTAAGTTATAAGTAACCTTGGTTAAACTTAATGGCTTTAGCCACATACCAAAGGCAGTTGTTACAGCCTGATTGATTAAACTTTTAGCAAGTTCTTCTGGTTCAAATACAGCGCTTTTAGCTCCGCTTCCAAAGTTTGGTCGCATAACTCTTTCACCGTAGGCAGTCATAATTGCAATAACAACTCGGTCCTGCCATATTTTTTTAGGGTCGTTTGTTACAGTAATCGACCCATTTGAGTTAAAAGAAAACGGCAAGCTTATAGCCGTTGATACATCACTCATAGTTCTACTCCCATCCATACTGGAAAGTTAGGGTCTCCAGCAATAAACATAACCCAAACTTTTTGTCCTACCGCTGGCACCAACCTGTGTGGCGTGTGCTCAGGGAATTCTGTAGTTATTTCTAAATCATCATTCCATTTGTTCTCTGTATCAGCGTCAGTCTCATGAGCATGGTCTAAGTTCCACGTACTGTCAGGACTTTTACCTGTGTGGTTATTAGTGTGAGCATCATGAGCCAGGCTGATGGCTACGGTGTGGGTGTGAGAACCAAAGGTACTAACAGTTGCACCGCTTGTTGTAATGGTTTCTGAGTGAGTAGCGTGAGTGGCATGAGCCTGTAAAAGGGCAGCAACTTCAGAGGCTAGATGTTTCTTATGGTCAGGGTGATTAGAGTTAGAGGTTACAGGAAGGCATGGTCTTGCCCACTCTGTCATCTCCTGTCCCATGACTTGAGGAACTTGAAGCTTAATTTTGTTTTCGCCTTCAGGGTCATCGTTATCAGCACAGAGGCCTTCATAAAGTCCGTAGAACTTTGCGTCGTAGTCTTTCATCGTGTTCTTGCCACCGCCTTAGCAACACGTGCGGCAGTAGCAGCCGTACGCTTAGGTTCTGTAGAAGCAGTTCGTTTTCCAATCGCTTTATTAGCAGTCTTCCAAACAGCTGCGCTGTTATTAACAGTGGTTATCTTACTTCTATTTTTAATCTTTCCAAAACTGTCTTTTGTTGTTGGCGTATATTTAATACCTGTACGAACAAGTTTAGTCTTTGCTTTAATTTTTGTGTTTTTTTTATTAGGTATTATTACACGGTTTCCACCTACAGGATTTTGAATATCCTGCCCGTCTTCCCAACGATTAGCTTGACCTAAACCATCAGTACCTAAACTAACAACAGTTGTATAAACGTAGCTCTTTAAATTTTCTTCTTTAATTTTATGCTCTGTACTTAGTACAGTCCAAAATCCAGAGTAGTTAGGCCCCAGTCCATTTAAATAAACAGGCATACCTGGTCTTAGTGAAGGATTACCTAAAAGCTCAGCCTCTGCTCTATATGGGAACGCGTTTCTAAGTTCGGCAGCTTCTGCTTCATACTCAGCTATTTCTGCGTTTGTAGTTACGGCGTCAGTGTTGTACCTATCAAAGAATTCTTCTTGAGTCTTAGCTCGTGTTTTTTTGTTACGCTTTTGTTTAGTAGCAGCGTAAGCAGACTTACTGTTTTTATCTACGCCGCCTACCGCAACAGCAGCTTTCATATCTCCATCAAAACTTAAAGACTCACTAATAATTGGTTTAAAGCTATAGATGCTGCCGAGACCCATACCAACCTGTATTTGAGTAAAGGTTGGAGCTTCAGCCCTAAGCTCTTTGTAATCTTCTAGCAAAGGCTTTAGATAAACTTCAGTATTTTCGGTTCTTAAACCCCACCCAATTTGTTTAGCTAACTTAACAAGCATCTGCCAGTCCGTTAATCCAGGGTGAGATATTTGTTCAAACACTCTGGGGTGTGGGTTAGTTATAGCTACAAGTCCATGCTTACTAGATATCTCATCTACAACCATATCGGCTGTGTAACCTTTATAGAGTCCTTGAGACGCTTGTTTCAATGGAAAAGAGCCACCAATACAAGTAACAGTAATAAAGTTTTTGCCAGCCGTTTGGTCGGTCTCTACATGATGAATATAACCATAGAAATCTCGGCTATCAACCATAGATGAAAAAGTAGCTTCTACAGGAGTGCCTGGTCTAACGTTGTCGTAATCGTATCCCCAGTCTTTAAATGTAAACTCTACTACTTCATGTTCATAAAATTTTTGTTTTAAAGTTGCCGAATAAACGTATGTTGGGTCATCAGCGGCATTTGGAAATGAGACAGTTACTCGATTAGACATTAGGAATCCTTAAGATGGTGCCATTAGGAATGTTCTCAAAGTCATCTACTTCAGGGTTAAATTCAGCAATTAACCACCATAAGCTTGGTCGTCTATAGTATTTTTCAGCAATAGAGTCTAGTCTTTCACCAGTTATATATTTATGAGTGTCGTAAGTAACATAGCCAAGCTCACTAAAATCATAAAATACAACTGGGTTTTTACTAGCACCAGCTTCTACAGCGTAGAAATCAACTAGAGAAAACTCATATCTAGAGCCTGCTTTTATCATCAGTATCTCCTATACAATCATTGAGCCAGCAAAACAGTCAACTGACATGTTTAGTACTGTTCTTAAAGGAACCATGTTTTCGGCAAAAGATGTGTGGTTGATAGATAAAGAACTTAACCACCCAACGTATGACAAGCTGTTCATTGAGCTAATGCTACTGACGTCTCCGCCTAATTCAAAAGCTAAAAGCGTAGGTTGTAGGTATCCTAAGTCCGCTGTTTTTTTACCTAACAAGTTTTTCCAACCGTCTGCAGAAGCATCTCCAAACTTTCCATCACCATTGATAGCTTTAAATAGATACTCCAAATCAGCCATTGTTCCAAGCTCGGCAAGTTTTTTAATTTGTAGTGCATAATCTTCAGTTTTTGCTAATGGATGCTTTCCACCGTTTGTGTAATACTGATTAAAGTCTACATAGTTGCCATCATTACCAATATTAGCAAGTTGATAAAAATTTCTAATACAAGCAAAATCATTAGTTCTATCTAATGTGATAGATAAGCTAACGCTTTCTTGACCTGGAAACGCACCAGATACCGAAGTATACACATCGGCAGATGACGGAGTAATCTCCATGTTTCTATTAACACTGACAGAAATAGACTCAGGATTCCACAAAAATTGGAATCCGTATTTATAAGAGTCGTCGCCAATAATTGTTCGTCCATCAGGTTTGTAAGTTTTATTTCCAATTTCTTTTTGACGTTTGTCACCCATGGTAGAAACTTCGCCAGTTGTTCTATCAATAGAGGTTGCATTAGCTGCGTTGTCGTAATACCAAATTCTACCTCGTCGTGAGCCGTGAAACGCGTACCCAAATCCACCTACATCACCTGGGATAACCTCTTGAGGTCTTATTGGAAGGCTCCAATTGTGTGGGGGTAAATTAAAACTATAATTGTAAGGACTAGGAATTGGAGGAGTCTTTGAGGCTTTTTTACCGCCACCACCTTTGTTTCCACCCTTGCCGCCAGACCCACCAGACCCACCAGTGCCTCCAGGACCAGAGCCCGTTTTGTTTTTATTAGCTAGCATCTTACTTAGAGCTAGTGCACCGATAGCTGCAACACCAGTACCAACTGGTCCAGCACTACCGCGGGCAGCAGTAGCGATTCCCGCTCTTGTAAAACCGTAAATCTTTGAAGCTAAGCTTGGAGCAGCAACTACTGCAGCTCCCTTAAGCGTAGTACCTGCCGTACTCTTAGTTGTTTTAACAACAGAAGTTTTTACTCCTGGATTTTTGCTCAACTTTAAAACAGTAGTTTTATTACTTTTTATCCCTGTCTTAGTAACGTTGACTGCAACTTTAGCGACGCTTACCGCACGTGAGCGAGTAAGGACTGCGGCACCAACACGGATTGCACCTAATGCTAGCGGTACGGCTAATGGAAATGGCATTATTGTCCTCCTAGTTGCTTGTTAAAGTTTTGACTAGATAAAAGTTGCTTAAGCGCTTCTGCAGTTGCAGCTGGGTTTCCGCCACCTTCAATTTTAATAGTTACTCCACCCATGTTGTATGTACTAGCAGAAGGTGTTGGTTGAGCAAATGCTTCTGGCTTTTCTTTTTTATCAAACCCCGCCCATCGGTCTGATTTTGATAAAAACTCTTTCCAAGATACGCCACTAGCACCGTCACTACTATTACCAGGAAGCATCCCAGACCAACCAGAGTTAGTTGTTGGGGTCGTCTTGCCGTCAAAGTTATATGGACTTCCACCAACTTTACCTGTAACCCAAGCAGAACTATTAATAGCAGCAAGAATATCTTCTTTACTCTTACCAGCTTTTAACGCTTCAATAATGTCTGTGTATCCACGCTTGTCTGCGCTCTTACCAGTAAGGGTATCGATAGTTGCATTAAGTCCATCTTCCCAGCTCTTATAAACCTTTACGCCTACGTGGTTCATAGACTCTGAGCCGTACTTGCCACCTAAAGTTGTATTAAGTGGGTTGTACTTAGCAGAGTTTTTAAAGTGACCACCCTCATGGTTCTGCCATATCTTTAAAGCATCAATAGAATCTTGGCTTTGAGGAGCACCAATCTTTTTTAAGAAAGCTTTAGCAAAGTCTTCGTTTGAAGATTTCTCATCTAATCCTGTGCCTTTTCCAAACACCCAACCACCGTCACCACGGAATGGGTAGTTCTTTAAATCGTGGTTAGGAACAATGTATCCATCTTCTTTAGGTACAAAGAGTTCTGGTCCGCGCTCGCCAACAATGTAAGGTGACTTTTTGTCTACGTCTCCGCCCTCAGCTTTAAATATTCCTGTAAGGGCTCTTGATACTGGGTTACCAACTAAGAAACCAGTGAGAGCACTTATGGCGTTATTACCGCCGCTACCTAGTGTTTCAAAGAAACCTTTAGTTGCACCTAGAGCAGATATAAGACCAGTAAACTTATCCATCTCGGTAAAGAAACCACTTACATAAGACATAAGCTGGTCTGCTCTACCCTTAGCGTCAGCAATAGCTGGAGCTGTTGTAGAGATAAATTCTGATGCTTGAGCAGTTCTTTGCCCCTGCATGTTTGCAGCAAAAGTAGAAAGACCTGCGTCTTGAGATAGCTTCTTCATTCTGTCGCCACTCATACCAGCAAACTGTGCTCCGCCTGTAGACGCCTTAAGTAGAAGTCCGTCTTCAATCATCTTTCTTAGGTACGGGTCATTACCAAAAAGATTATCAAGCATGGTGGCAATTGCGTTACCAGGCAATAAAGAAGTTTTAATATCTTGAAGAGTAGAACCAGAACCACCAGTGCGTCTCTTTTGACTCTCAAGTTTATTCCACAAGTCATCAATGATAGCTCTTGGGTCGCGAGGCATTCCGTTTTCATCACGAACCCTAATACCAACCGCTCTTAACATGTTTACGCTTCTACCGCGGTTAAGTGCGCCCACTGCTTGAGCAGCGCCTTCTCCACCCATACCAGGAGTCATGTTAGATAAAACTGCAGAGCCCATAGCAACCTGCTGCATGTTTTGCTGGGAACCGCCATAGATACCACCTTGTGCAAAGGTAGCCATCATTCGCATATTATCTAGCGGGTCTTTCATAAGACCAGCTTTTGCTATTTTGTTTAAGAAATCTCGTGTCTGGTCATAAGCGCCGTTCTTTCCGCTCATGTCAGATAATCCACCAAGCACTCCTGGCATACCCGCTTGAACGCGGCCTCCGCCACCTAAAGATATAGCAGCACGTGATGTATATAGCTGTGCTTTAAATGCATCGTCTGTGCCTGGCATTGCCATGGCAGCAGCAGTAACACCAGCTGCAGCTATTTGAGCAGGTGATGGTTGTCTAAAGACGTTTGTATTTCCGCCACCTTGAGGTGCGCCTGCAGCAGCAGGACCTGTACCACCTGGACCAGCAGGACCAGCGGGGCCGCCTGGGCCGCCTGCTTGTGGAGTAGAAAAAGTAGGGCCAGCCATAACAGTATTGGCGCCACCTGGGCCACCAATACCGCTAAAGGCGTTTTTAAATTTAGCACCCATGCGGGTGATTTTTTGTTCGGCTGCATTAAGTGAGCTGTTAATTCTGTACTCAATGGTGCTAGCCATTTGTAAAAGGGTAGAGTGAGCCCCACGGCTTGATTGTTCAAACCGCTGCATGTTGTTCGCAGCATTTCCACTACTGGAGTTGCTAGGCATATTTAACATTATCTAGTCCTTCTAGAACGTTCTAACCAATTAAGACGCTCTCTGGGTGAGAGGCTTCTTATATCTGATAGTGACCAACCAACGAAAGTTCTTGTAAGAATCTCGTACTGGTCTAACAGGCTTTCGTAATCTGTTTCACTAAATGCGAAACAAGTCGAGCAAGGACAGCGGAAGAGCCATTAACTCACCACATGCCTTACAAGCCCTGGTCACCTCCCCAAGGCGTGGACCTGGGTTACGCTTGATGATTTCATCAACAAGCTTGGTTCTATCTGCCATACCCAAAGATAAAGCAGTCATAGCACCTTCAGATGGTTCTCCGTTTAGTGACACTAAGCATCCAGCTAGTAAAATTGTATTTACTTCTGCAGGTGTTCGTTCAAAGTTCTCCATGAGTTTTCTTTGAGTAACACCGTTTGGTAGAGCCACTATGGCTGTACCTGTTTTTGTTTCAACTTCAAAAGTTCTATCTTCTTTAGCATCTTTTAATTCCACTACTGGAACGTCTGATGATAAAAGGATAGAGACATCTTGCGTATCACCACAGTCACGACAACGTGCGGTGATATTAATGTCATCCCCGAAAGTCACCTTTCTAATTGCTAGAAGGATGGTGTCTCGGTCGCCAGCTAGGATAGAATCTAGGTCTGCCTTCTCAGCGTTCCTAGAGCCAATCTTTACAAGGCCTCGTTGCAAAAGGACATTGAGAGCTTTGCCTGAGGTACCTGCTTTTGCTACAGCTTCCTCGTCAGCCCCGTTAAGTTCTCGTACTTCAACTGTGTTGATTACTTCACCATTTGGCTCAATGAAGCCGCCTGGCAACTTAACAGAAGACTCTGAAGGGGCCCGCGTCTTAATGACTTGTGCGGGCTCCTCCATCGCCTTTGCTGCAAATTTCTGTATTAGTTCTGCGTCTGTGATAATTTCAGTCACGATTTATGCTCCTAAGGTTTGTTAATTAAGAAATTTTTCCTGCTGCGTCTTCTTCTTTGCCGTCCTTAGTAAAGAAGACTGACAAGCCTTCATGTACTAATGTCATTGACTCAAACAAGATTGCGCCATCTGCTGCGTTAAGGTCTGTATAGTTTAGCGCAGTAATCCATGCATTGTGAATCTTGAAACCCATCTTGTACTTCTGAACCTCTGTTGGTCCAGAGTTTGGATGGTCAGCTACAAACACCTTGATGTTAACGCGGAAGCTTTCAGCAGCTCCTGTTGTGCCGCCGTTTACAGCAATACCTTCTCCAGATGCTGCTGCAAATAGACCACGCATCCATGTGATTGCCTGGTCATTACCAGCCAATACTCCACGCTGCATAGTGATTGGTGTAAAGGTAGTCATACCAGGTACCTGATGTACTGTGGTGTTGTAGCCACCTTCACGATATTGAATGGCCTGAGTGTTGATGCTCAACCCACTGATACTGCTAAATCCGCCAGACCAGGTGATAAGTTTCTGGTCAAAGACCTTACCGTCCTTTGCTACCTCAAACTTAGCGAAGAACCGAAACGAGCGTAACGGGTCTGTTGCTAGTGTTGAGTGGCGATTGATTATGCTACTTGTCATTGGTGGTTATCTCCTTTACGCCACAGTAACGGTGGTGCCACCGTCAAACTGTCCAATTTTAATAATGATAAATTCAGCTGGACGCTGTAGAGCAACGCCAACTTCAATGTTTACGTACCCATTGTCAATCGAGCTTTGTGGGTTGTTTTCTGCATCAACCTTTACAAAGAACGCTGCTTGTGGGGTAGCGCCTCGTAGCCCACCCTTGCTCCAGAAATCAGTAAGGAAAGTACTGATTGAAGAGTTAATGCGGTTCCACAAGAACTCGTCGTTTGGCTCAAAGATTGCAAACTGTGTAAGGTCTGTAAGAGACTTACGTAGATAGATAAGTGTGCGACGTACAGGTACGTACTTGTCTACATATCCACCCTTTAGAGTGCGTGAACCCATGATTACAATGCCTGAACCAGGTACAAACTTGATTGCGTTTACTGGATAAGCCGCAGAGTTAAGAGTATCAAGTTCACTATTTGTTAATGTTGCCACTGAAACAACGCCTGATACGCGAGCAAGAAGACCAGCGGGGGCCTTGAATACTCCACGTGATGCATCAGTTGTTGCGATAACGCCCATAACCGCTGCGCCAGAACCAACTGCTCTTACACGCCCTGTGCCAGAACCAGGAGCAAGTGTTGGGTCAGAAATAAGAAGATTTGGATAATAAACAGCGGCAAGTGAGCTTGCTGTGTACTGTGCAGCCAAAGCCAACTGTACAGAGGACTCATCATAGACGCCGTCAATAACTACAAACACATCTTGACGAGAGTTTGCATAACCAATAGCTGCGTTAATAACTGGAACGGTTGAGTTACCAGGTATATTCAAAATTAAAGATTGTTTAATGGTGTCAAAGTTTAAAAGACCATTTGAATAATCTGTATTACCTATAGCGGTTCCATTGATTCCAGTAGCTAAAGTTTGGTTTGTTACAACAGCTGGGTTACGAGTAGAACCTGTGTTTGCTGAGTTAAGGTCAGTTAGTCGTACGTAGCCAGAAGCTGCGTTAACGATAGCTGTTGCATAACGAGCATTTGTTGCTGTCATTGAAAGGTCAACGTGACGCTCAACTAGGTTTGCATCTGTATTGCCACCGTAGTAAACAAACAAATCAAATAGACCTGTTGTTGCTGAGTTACCAATACTGATATTAATGTTGTTACCCCAAGCTCCAGCGTTATTAGCTTGAATTTGAAGTGTTGCTGATGGGCTTGCTGCTCGGTCGGAAAGTGAACGAGTTGCTGATGTTGCGCCTGGTGCAATGCGGTTAACGTAGCACTGGCTTCCACCGTTTGTAAAGAACATGTACACAGCAAGTGGTAAATCATTACTAGCTGCTCCTGTTCCAGTACTTGTGTTCCAAGTACCGTACAGTGTTGAGTACTGGCTCCATGATGTAATTAATTGAGGTATTCCAACTGGACCACGGTCGTTTGCGCCAATAAATGCGCCGACAGAATCTGAGTTTGGACCAACCACAGGTGCGACAGGATTTAACGTTTCTTCAACGTAAACTCCTGGACGTAGAACTGCCATTAGATTTTCTCCTTTGTTTTAAACAAGTTTGACATTTTTTATACTTTTGTTAATCCAGTAGGGATGTTCGATGTTTGGTCCGTTAACTCAGGAAGGTTAACAAGTACTTCTTCAACTCGTGAAGCCCTACGGCCTGCATCAAGTGGAGTAAGTTCACTGATTACTCTTACTGTGTAAATGTTGCGTAGCAATCTGCGGTTTCCAGTTTCTCCGTCTACCGCATCTCGTTTTGCAAACCCATCAAGAAACATATGGCGGCGTGAGGTCTCTGTGCCTAGTTCGTTTGGAACTAGTAGACCGCCATACTTTGATGGAAATTTGTGCGTCAATTGAAACATCATTGCCCTGTCGTGACGCGGGTGACGGGCATAGGTTGTAATTTGATATATCAAATCAAAAGCTACTGGTACTTCATAGCGGTAAGTCTTGCCAGATAGTGGGGCAACTGTTCCGCGATAGTCATTGTCTACCAGTTGACCAGATGTCTGACGGTCATTAGCTGGAATCATGTCTATCAAATCAATAGTCACAAATGGAAACTCCTGTGCTCTAATCTCAACATCAGGGTATCCAAACCACACCTTAACTGGGCGTGAGGCTGTCTTCTCATCTCCCACAGTCATACCTTGGAGCAAAGTCTTAAGAGCAGTGTCCTCAGCAATTAGAAACGGATTTCCCATTTTATAGGTTCACCTCTTCCAACATATCTTCAGGGTGGGTCTCGTAAATCTTTGTTGCAAAATCTTCCATCTGATACTGAAAAGAGCGAATAGCTGAAGCTGGGGCCTGCGCACCAGAGCCATACTCTAAGTCTTCAATTTTTTGTTTAAACTCTGCTGGGTAGTCAACAGCAAACACACCTTGCTTTACCACAACAGAAAGGGCCTGAGAAACGTCATCGGGCCAGCCGCGAGTAGCTGCTTCCTTCCTTAGGCTAGCCGTAAGGGCAGGTGCAGCGGACTCTAAATTAGAATCAAGATTTCTTTTTAGATTTTTTATTGACACCAGTAATTACCCCACGAGCTGCCGCTCCTAGTAGCAATGCTTTCCACACTCCTGCGCCCGTGCCTTTATTACTCTCGGCCAAAGCTTCAATGAACTCAACGTCCGAAGCCTTGTCAACGTGATTATCTTTAGGCATGTCATCTCCATAGGAGTAGTAAGCAAAGTACATCGCAGGGGGTGGTGCTGTGAGCCCCGCATGGGCTCACTACTAGGATAAAGCAAAGAGGGGCCTTTCGGCCCCTCAACTACTTACTTCTTTTTATCGGACTTCTTAATCTTCTTAATAATCTTGGCGTCAATCTTCTTATCCTCGGCCATGGTCTTAGGCTTCTTCTTAGCTCCGTGAGCCTTGTCAGCCTTCTCAAACTTAGCCTTTTCGTCCTTGTCAAAGCCAGCCTTCTTAAGCATCTTAGAGTCCTTCTTCTTATCCTTAGACTCTGTGTACTTGCCCTTCATAAAACCTGCAGCCATTACATGCCCTTCTTTCTGTTCATTACAGCTTTCTTAGCTGGGGCCTTAGTAGCAGCTTTCTTAGCAAACTTCTTGTTGGCGTCCTTTAGGGACTTCATGCCGTGCTTATCCTTTGGCTTACCGCATCCACATGTTGCACACATATTATTTACTCGCTTTCTTTGGTTTAGAGACTTTCTTTTTTCCAGAACCTGCAGGGACGCAGTTCGGAACCTTCTTGCCACCCTTAGTCTTCATGCCTACTTGAACGTAGCCATCCCAACAAGGGTTAGTATCTTTAGCCATTATGCTGGTCCAATTGTTGTAATCGTTCCTGAAGAACCTCTGTACTTCAAGGCTCCAGCTTCTACATAAAGGATTCCGCCGCCTGTTAAGTTAGCGGTGGGGGCTGTTCCATTTTGCATAAGAAGCTTATCTGCGTTTATATTCTGGAAATAATCAATAGAGTTAGTAGTTCCACCAGTGCCTGATAGTGCCACTAGGGTTGACCCTGGCTTATCAAATACGCAG